CTATTGTTAACGCTATGTAATAAGTGAGCAGAGTTAACAATACTCCCCGTGATGTCTACGCCTGTGCTGGTGGTGGCGAGTTTTAGTCCACCATTGTAATATAATTCAACTTCCGCACCAGACTTAGCGTTTAACATAGCGGCGTTATCACTATAATTGTTTAGCTTTAGTCTATCAAAGGCACGAATATATAAGTCCCCTGCTGCCGCTTCATCAATGTAGCTATTCGTCCCATCATGGTAAATCTGTAGGTCAGACCCTGCGCCGAATATGGCTTTGTCGTCGTCGCCAAAGGTCATATTCCCAGACGACACAAATGACGTGCCTGTGATTGTTGTGCCTGTAATAGCTGCGGCTGAGCTTGCGCCAATCGTTGTGCTGTCAATAGAGCCGCCGTTTATGTCAGCAGTATCCGCTACAAGGCTGTCAATATTAGCTGTACCATCCAACCAAAGATTGTTAAATTGTAGTAAGGATGTACCTAAGCTAAGTCCAGCATTTGTACTAGGTTTAACTTCAGTTGCATTAGCTACAAACTCTTGAGATGGACCAAGCACAAGAATAGCACCACCTTCTGCGGCGGTGCCATCATGTGTGTGACCTGTACTAGAATTAAATGCAGCTTCAACTGCATCAAACTCACCATCTAAGTCTGAAGCGTTAATAATGTTACCATCAGCAATATTGTTTGCTGTGTCATTGCGAGTGTAACCTGTACCCATATTAGTTTACCTTCTTGTGTTTGTGCCGTACTCTAATGTGATAGCATCTAAAGAGAATGGAGGGTCTGTGCTATCAGACGTATATTGTATAGAGACTACAAACCCCGATCCTATTAATTGTGTTTCAAATAATGTAACAAGTTTGTTACTAAATACTGCTGATGATCCAAATGTAGCTGATCCATAAAATGCAACTTGACCTGTATTATTATCAAATTGTATTTGTGTAGGTTGTATACTATTTCTTTGGTCAAAGTCAAGTTTTAAACTTACATCAAACGATACACTACCTTGTGGATCAGTATATAAAAACATTTTGTAGAATGTCTTACGTACTCTTGGATCATTAATTGGCATAAATGGTGTAGCAAATGTAGTTTGAATATTATTATTATCAAAACTATTGCCATCTTCCATCTGATACAAATAACCATCGTCATTAGAAAATACGATTGTTTCTGTATTTTGATAAAAACGACTGTCAGCTACGTATGCTCTAATTCCACGTAACTCGGCCCATGACATTCCTTCGCCACCTTGACCTGCAAATTGTGTACCTAGAATACCTTGAGCATTTTCTTGTGTAATATTTGTGTTATATCCTAGTATACGATATTGTGATTTCTCACGAATAACTACACTTGTAAATGTAGTGTTAGTAGAAATAAAACTAGTAACTTCTTTTTGTATAGGTTTAGATACAACAGCTAAACCAAAGTCACCTATTCTATCTGTGGCACTTAAAAGTCTTAGACCATCAGGTCCAAGGAACATTACGTCACCACCAACTTCTTGTATTGTATCCTTATCAACACATCCAATATCTATTGTAATTGGCTGTAACTGAAAGTCTGAAATAGTATTACCAACTAGTTGTTGTATTGAACTCTCAGTAAATATAATAAGTTGTTGTCTAAATACAATCAACCCTGTGATGTTAGCTCCTACGGAGATTGTACCAGAACCATTAGCCGCTGTAAAGTCATTATCTGTAAATGGTGCAGTAAATGTTAAAGTTTTATCTTTACCAAAAAATAGTTGATTCTTAAAACTTACAACAAACTCAGCAGCATCTACATCACTAGGGGCATCATTTAATGCTGTAAAGGTAGTACCATCGTATAAAGCTGGAACATTAAACCCATCTACAATAGCTATATTCTCTGTACCTGTATAGTTATACCTAAAAAATCTGGTTTTACCAGCACTTTCTCTTGACGTACTTAAAAATGTAATAGCTGCATTATCTGCTGGTGAACTGTCTAGTGCTGGATTGATAGCCACTGTAGCTGCACCTGAAGTAACAGTAGGAGTAGCAGTGATAGTGTATACTAAGTCTACACCTGCAATTTTAAACACATCACCAATCTGAGGTGTAGCATCTAAACCATCTAGGTCAATACTACTACCAGTTTGTGATCCACCAGCTACTAGTACAGTACCATAGTCAGGAACATTTATGTGCGTATAACCAGAACCTGTAGTTTTAAATATGTCATCATTCTTACATACAATTACGGAGTCAAGATATACACCACAACCTACAGTTAAATAGTTAGATGTAGTAGATGTAAATGTTACACTGGCAGCATTTGCAGGTGAACTATCTAAAGACTCTGTAAGAGTTAGTGTAGCTCTGTTATTAGTACCATCAAATGTTACACCACCTGAAGCAATTGTATATGTGCCACTAACACCGTTAATAGTTAACGTGTCACCATCTTCTGGTGTTTGCCTTATGTTAGCTAGAATAAGCGTTGTACCCGTCTGTGAGGCACCGTGGACTACAGGAGCACCGTATGGAGGTATGAGGGTACTGTCGTACTTACTATAGCCCTCTATGCGCCTGTATCCACCCTCAATAGAAGGTTCAAAGTTTCTAAGTACACGTGCAGAACCAGGCATGTTAATACCTTGTTGCAATGGACTCATATTAGTAACAAGCCCACCACGAAACTCAATGGGATATGTTTGGCGAGTTGTTGGCATAAATTAAGAAACTCTATATGAACTTACAGATGTGCGATTGCGATCAATAACAGTAGAACGTACATAGTCATAACGATTAATGTATAAGCTACGCATGTTTTTAATTTCATCTACAAAGCGTCCATATACTATTTGAGCTTCTTGTGTTTCACCACGGAACATGTATGCATTATGCATTGCTCCATCTACGACAATGTGCCTAAACTGTTCAGGAATAGTAGGAACATCTGTAGCATTAATTAAATCAACTGGTAGACGATAGTATTCGTACACAACTTCATATGCTTTATCTGGATTCTTTACAAACCCAAATTCTTGACTAGGTGTACGAAATACATAATCAGGTAATCCACGTACAGTAGTAGTTGTGTTATATTCACCGTCTACGTACTTATCTAAGTATTCTTCATATGATAGTATTCTAAGACGTTTAGTATCGTTACCAAATGTAGTATTTCTTTTAATGCGGAAACTATCAAAGTCTATTGTTTTAGCATCAGCAGGAAATGCATAACGAACTACACCTGCAGTTAATGTCTCTTCAGTTTCTACGTGATTAAAAGGCCATTCATATTCATGTTGGTTAATAAAACGAATAGCTGAGTTAACTGCATCTTTAATCATGCTGTACTCACCAGTAGCCGTTGCAAAGTTAGAAGAAGTTAGTTCTACTTCGTTAAGTCTACGGTTTACGTCATTAACAAGTCCAAGATAATCATAGGCCATATTAACGTTCCTTTACTCGTAACTTAATACTTCTTTCAGCCTGACTACCTGTACTGTCTATCATGTTACAAAAAAATGTATACTCTAAATTATTAGTACCACCACCAATATTAATAGTTGCAACTGTATTAGTATTAGTTTGAGATACGTTTTGAATAGTGTCAGTAGTAGCTGAACCTGACGCAACAGTAAGTGTTTCACCTGCACCTAGTTCAGTTTTAGTATTATAAGTAGTTGATTTAACAAACCACTGAACAGTAGAAATAGTAGCATCACCAAGAAATCGTGACCAATCTACACTATAATCTAGTTGTTCATCTGGGTCTTTATTAGGCCAACGAAAACTCATGTTTAATCCTCAGTTGCGTACACAGTTCTATCTGCTGAAGTATCTTGTCTTTCTACAAAGACTATTCTATTTTCTGCAGGAATACGTACAACTCTATTAGTGTCAAATGCTTCTACAAATACCAATCTATTTTCTTCAGGTATTCTTACTGTTCTTTCTGCTGCTGTAGTAGACATTATGCTGCCCTTGGAATGTAAACAGTACGTCTGCGACTATATTGATTCTTAACAGCTTGGAAATTAAATACTACTGCATTGGTAGTTACTGTGCCAACAGAACCTGTAGCTGTAGCTGCATCCAGTGCCTCAAGTACGTTTACAGTAACACTGCCTATAGAACCTGTAGCACTTACACTTGCAAGTAATTCAGTAGGCTTAACCTCTACTGTGTTTACTACTATAGTACCAACTGTGCCTGTAAGTGTTACAGTATTACTGTGTTCAAGCGCACCAATAGAACCTGTAGCTGATACACCTAATACTTCAGCTTTTAAGTTTATCTGTACAGCATTTACTGCACTCGTACCAGCTACACTGTCTACTACTTCAGTTACATTTTCATTTACAGCGTTAACTGTAGTAGTAGCAGATACACTGTTAAGTACAATTAACGAATCTGCATGAGGTATAATACTATTAACAGTAGTAGTTACAGATATACTATTTAATAGTTCAGAAGTATTTACTTTAACAGTATTTACAGAACCAGTAGCTTCTACTCCTGTAGCTACTCTTTCTGAAATATCTACTTCAAAGCCACCAGCAGTTACTGACTCAATTTGTGCGGTACCCACAACTCCTGTAAGTACTTCAGCTACATTAACCTTAACTGTATTTACTTGACCAGTTGCTGTAGCTTGGTCTAAACCATTAACAATTACTTTGCCATAACGTGCTGTACCAAATACACCTGTGCCATATACTGCGGCATTTACGGTAACAGCCATATCTTACCTCATTTTAGGCAATACGGATGATTGCGTTAGAAGCATCTGCTGTTGGGAACTCAATTGTTAAATCACCTGCTGTAGCAGATACTGTACCACCAAAATCAATCACACAGATTGCTGCATTTGATGCATCTGAGTTATAAATAATACAACCGTCACAGGCTACTGTAACGTCTGCAAATACTTCATCAGTAAAGTCTACAATTGCAGTTGTACCATCTGTAGAAATAGTCGCACCGTCTAGGTCTTGTCCACCTGCTGTATAGTTAGTACCACTAGCTTCATCAGAGTTGCCTGTAACATCTGAATAGTTTGTTGTTGCCGCACCATACGTACCTGTAGGTGATTCTTTAATTAATGCAATTTTAAGTGTATCGGTATCCAAGTCATGAGTACCGCCAAGAAGTTCTGATTTAAAACTTGTACACATTGCTGTTGTGATAGCCATGTTTTGGATTCCTTAAATTAAGTTAAAGAGGCCAGTTAAATACCAGCCTCTCAAAGTATTTTAGTTACGCAAGTGTGTCACGATCTACTTCGTTAGCAGTCATGTCACCCATGCCTGTGATGTCAAGCATAGCAGCCCAAACACGAATTTTACCTGCAGAAATGCCATCGGCACT